CCAACACTTAAAGCAATAGCATATATTTTATTAATGGCTGCAATGATTGTAGCTGTAAACATGGGTTAATAAAATATGATTATCTTTGACTGGATGAGTCTAGTTGTAGAGAGAATAGATAAGTATTACGGTTACGCACATAAAATAGCTGGCGACCTAGGACAAGACCTAGTGCACTTTCTAATATCAGATAAAGGTTTACTCGAAAAGACAAAGAACGTTCACCAGAAAGCATTAGACAGATACGTACATGTAAGTTTAGAGCGTGAATACCGAGACAAGTCGAGCAAGTTTTATAAGAAGTACGTTAAACCTGATGTTAGCACTGACCAAATAGACGACACTCCGACAAAAGGATATGACACAATTCCAATACATAGAATACTATTGGAGCTAGAGATTGAAGGACACACATACGAAGTAAAGGTATTCAAACAATGTTACTTTCTAAACATATCAGAGCTAGAGTTTTCAAGGCGTTCGGCAGTAGATTACAGGGTTATACGTAAAATGTGTACATTTGTTAAGGATCAAATAAGAGAAAGATATGAGTTTGAATTGGATTAGTTTAGAATTTCAACCGTTATGGATCGCGTTAGTTTGGTTCGGGGTGTTTATCGCTCACTATAAATTTAACGGTGGTTACTGGATCCGCAGAGTATTGAGACTTAGCCAGACAAAAGGATATAAGTTAATAGATTGTTTCCCGTGTCAAGCATTCTGGATCGCACTACTCGCAACACTAAACCCATTAACAGCTATGCTAGTATATTTCATGGCACAAACAACTAAGATAAAATGATAATCACAGCACAAGGAAAAGGTGATCCAGTTATATATACTGTAGACCTAGATAAGGTAGAGTATATGTATCAAATCAGACACGCAATAACGCAAGTAATGTTAATAGAGGGTTATTTACAAAGCGACATAGACGAACTATTCAACCAACAACAAGACCAAAAAGTAAAGCAAGCATGAAAAGAATCATAGAACACGAAGAGAGTCTAAACGTAGTACGACAAAAGTGCGAGACACGCCAAACAGACTTCACGGCAGAAGAGTTGAGACACTTAAACCTAGTTAACATTGAACTACAACAGAGCTACGGTAAAAAGTTTGTCAAGCCATTAGACCAGTCATGCGGGTACTGTGTGATTACGGCAATGAACTGTGTACACAATTATATTAAGTTTGAAGAGTCAAAGGACGCAGGCAAAAACAAGTCTAAACATATTGAACAAGTCAAAGAAGATCACAAACCAAAAGTAATTGAAGAGTGGGGTACAGGTAATACTTATCATGAGAATGGTGCTTTAAATATCACAGAGATTCAAGAACTCGCAGAGGAAACACACCCAAAGACAGATGAAGATTTGACAGGACTAAGCCTTAAAGACCTACGTGCCAAATTCCCCAACATTAAAGCAAGAAGCATAGACAGATTCATTGAACTATTAAAAGAACAGTAATATGATTAGCGCAAAAGATAGAATGAAGGAGAAAATAAAAGATGCTAAAAAAACATTGCCTAAAGTTGACAAAACAAGGATAGAAGGGTACACATCAAAGTATAGGATTAAGTTTGATGGTTCAAAATACACAATTGAAAATAGAGTTTTATTTTTCTTTTGGGTCAATCCACTAAAACATAGGGATCACCAATCACTAGTTATGACACCGCCAAGCATAAGAAAGTATTCTTGGTTCAAAACAGAAAGGGAAGCAATAGAAGAATACAATAATCTTATTAGCAAAACTAGCAAGCAAAGATTTAAACCAACATACAAATACGTTTAGACATGGCAAAGAAACCACACCCGACAAGAATATTCAAGACTCCAGAAGACTTACTAAAAGCATGGACGGACTACAAGACCTCACTAATAGAAGAAGGTAAGAAGTGGAAGAAAGTTCAGTATGTTGGTCGTGATGGTGAAAAGGTTACAGACTACCCAAAAATGCCACTAACATTGGCGGGGTTCAAGGTTTATTGTTATGATAATCACGGGAATGTAGGGCAATACTTTAAGAATCAAGATGATGATTATACCGATTTCCTTCCTATCTGTTCGCGTATAAGAGACGAAATAAGGGCAGATCAAATCGCAGGAGGGCTACTAGGATTCTATAATCCAAGCATAACCCAACGATTAAACAACCTTACCGACAAGAAAGAAGTAGACGTTAAAGGAGGGTTAAACATTCCAAACGTTCCCGACATTGGAGAAAGAAAATGATAGCGTTGATATATATAATATTTGGGTGTGTATCGGGTTGGTTTGGTATGAGTTTAATCTATAAGATACTTGGTAAATAAATTCCTATACACACGAGCCTATCACAAGATACTCGATCTAATAATGAACAATCCCGATGAGGACGTTTTTGTTATTTGTGGAGGTCAGGGAGCAAGTAAGACGGTTTCAATAATCCAACTACTACAACAATCATTAAGCTCATCAGCAAAGGAGGCCACGGTTTTAAGTTCCGAACTATCCAAGATGAAAAAAACGGTTGTAAGGGATTACAAAAAAATAGCGTTAGATTGGGGTATCATGCAATCAGAACAAGACTTTAACCGTTCAGAAAGCAAACACGAATACGATAACGGCAGTTACATTGATTTTCTTGGTGCAGATACCACCGACTTAGGTAAAGGGTTTAGACGCGAACTTTTGTATATCAATGAAGCGGATAGAATGGAGGTTGATACAGCAGTTCAATTCATATCAAGAGCAGGGTTAACCATCATTGACTACAACCCCGACCGTACATTTTGGGGAGACGACTACATAAACGAGAATAACTACCTACGATTAACGTTTGAAGATAACGAGTACCTAAGTGAAAGCGAGGTTAAATCTATCCTAGACTACAAACAAAAAGGGTTTTACAATCCTGAATTACCACTAGATGAACTATTCAATGAGGGTAACATTAAAAGCAAGTATTGGGCTAACAAATGGAAGGTGTACGGGTTAGGTCTTATTGGTCAATTGGACGGTGTAGTATTCGAGAACTGGCAACAAGTGGATGATATACCAAGTGATGCAAAGAAAGTGTGTACAGGAGTAGATTTCGGTTTCAGTTCTTCTAAGTTCGCAGCAGTTGACATTTACAAAATGAACGGGGCGTATTATCTCAAAGAATTAGTTTATAGTTCAGGACTGACAAACAAGCCAGCAGCACAAGCAATGATACAAAACGGTTACACACCTGAGACGGTAGTATATTGTGATTACGCAGAGCCAAAGAGTATACAAGAGTTAAAGGACAACGGAATACGAGCGACTAAATGTGAGAGCAAGAACGATATAAAGGACTTCGCAATACAGAAACTAGAAACAGGTGGTATATTTATCCATAAGAAATCACTAAATTTGATAGAAGAGATTAGAGAATGGGTGTACGATCCTAAGACAAACAAGCCTAAGAAGTCAAATAAAGATCACTTAATGGATGCGCTATGTTACGGTGTAGGCTCAGAGGGTAAGTACACGGGCGAGTATTATTAAAAGTAGAGAAGATGATAGAATATAAAATAATAAATGAAGAGTTCAACGCGAGTTTAGGTAAACGATTCACAGTAGAGGTTAACAACAAGTTAGCGTATTTCAACTACTGTTCGTTGCCTAGCATTGGATATGTTAAATCCATAGAGTCTACATTGAAAACAAATAAGAAGGATAATAAATTCCCATTCGATTCATGAGCACAGAGATAAGAATACCAAAGTCTAAGAAGGATTTACGGATTAAGCACTACAAAGCAATTAAGGAGAGTGTATTTAGTAAGCGTCCGACAGTTAGTGAGCAAGTAGTATTCTTGTCAGATTTAACAGGAGCATCATTGCATGAGATTAAGAAGCTCCCTAAGAAGGATGTGGATATTCTTTACAGGGCTTCTCTGTTATCTTTTGCAGGGTTTAAACTAAATGACTCACCACCGAAAGAAATCACGTTAGACGGTAAAGAATTCGAGTTGATTAATCCTAACAAGGTTGCAGCAGGCTGGCACATTGACTTTGATAATACAGATTTAGTTAACGATCCAGTACGTAAAGCGTGTTTGTATTACTTCCCAAAGGGTGAACGATACGGAGAAACAGACGACAATGGAAACTTAATTAACCCTATCGCAGACCGTAAAGATATATTGAGGGAACACTTACCGCTTCAAGCATTCCTAGAGGCAGACGCTTTTTTTTTGACCAAATTACACAGATCAATGCAACTACAGGCAATAAGCGAGAGGGCAGCAAGGAAGGGGGCGAAATTGAGAGATCGAGTAAGAAGTTTGTTTGGGAGAAAACCATCCATGCACTAGCAAAGGAGTACACAAACGGAGACTGGAAGAAAGTAACGGATTGGAATATCTATGTATTCGACCACCGTGCAAAGTTTCTGACACATAAATTGAAGGAAGAACACGCAGCGACAGTTAAGGCAATGCGTAAACGTAAATAAATTTGTATCTTGTGACCAATGCCAACAGAAGCACAAATACTTAAGAGTCTTAACCTTGGAAGTTCAAAGGCTGCGTTAGAAGGTGAACCAAACTCACCCCTTTCACAGTTGTTAGCTTTACAGGCTCAAGACATTATAGACGATCTACGAAAGAACCTAGTCAAATACGATGCTAACGCAAGTAACAACCTAGCACAAGACATAAAGCCAACCAAGGTAGATGTTACAGGAGATGAAGTAAGTATATCAATCGAAGCACCTTTTTACTGGAAGTTTGTAAATTATGGTGTTAATGGTAGTCTTGTAAATAGAGGTGCGCCTAGTTGGGGTAAACAACCAACAAGCGGTTTGTCTATGTCACAGGCTATGAATAACTGGTCGCGTGACCGAGGTATAACAACAGTGAACGGTAAAAGCAGTTGGACTTCAAAGAGTCATGTTCAAGGGATGAGTATGCAACAGAGGGGACAGATAGCAAGACCATTCTACTCGGATGTAGTTAACCAAGCGTTGATTACAGAATTAGAAGAACCGATAACAGAGTTAATGAAAAGAGCGATAACAATTAGAATAGTAGAGCCGTGGCAATAACATTTGAATCCATACCAAACAATTACAGCCCTAGCGGAAACCCGTTAAGCTACGTATTTAGTTCTGATCAAACAGGACAGTCAAACTTCTTTTATAAACTGGAAACCCTTTTGGACGGTTCGGTAGTTAGTGAGGACGTTGTTTACCCTCAAGCAGATGAGTACTCACAGTTTGACGTATCACCGATCATAGACAACCTTATACCTAAGCCAACATTAACTTCCGATATTGGGATCGAAGCAGAATCAATAGACCAGATTTCATTGAAGGTTACAGAGGTATATGGAAGCCCTGCGGTAGATCAAGCAACACTAACAAGTTCACAGACTTACACTTTCAAGGCTGAGTTAGAGATATCAGAATGGGAAACAAAAGATTTCGCTACTGACTATGTAAATTTAAAGTGGTTAACGGATGTTCCTGACAATAACTTCAGAGTAATTCGGGGTCAAGATGTTATGTGCAGTATATTATTAGCTGGAATAGTCAGCACAACGATAACATGGTACGACTCGTCAGGTCTTGTATTAGACACGTTTAATAGTCCACCTGCCATGTATACGCTTTTACAGCTTAACTTATCCAGCTCAAATATGATGTTATTGTACGGTGGCGGTAGTTACGATGATGTAGCATATTTTATAATTACAATTGGTATGTCTGAACAGTTGACTATTACTTATGTGGATGATTACTGCAACGGTATTCACGCTTTGGTATGGCTAAACAAATATGGAACGTTTGACCAGTACCCAATAGAGCACAATGTATCACAGAAAAGTGAGATTGAATCGAGATCATATAAGAAAAGATACGGTCAATGGTCGGGTACAGACTTTGAGTACGATCATACAAGCAGTGGAAACTTAGACTTTGAAAAGATTATAGACGATAAGGGAATGTTGGTTACAAATTACATGACTGACACAATGCAAAATTGGTTTGTAAGTGCATACGATAGCGTAAAGCACTACTTATACGATCCGACAGGTTTATTGTTCAGATGCAATATAACGAACAGGAGTTACAAGAATAAACAGGGAAGGTTTGAGGACTTGATAAGCGAGGAAATGAACTACTCTAAAACTAACAACCGTAAAAGTATAAAATTGTAGATATGTGTAAATATAAATTAGATGAAGCGTTTGATAGAATCGTAGAGAAATCAGAACCCTTAAAAGAAGGTTTAACAAAGTCTAACGTAAAGAGGGATGACAAACAAGGTCGTAGATTAGCTCCACCGCCCCCACCCCCAATGCCGACTAAATTTCATTTCTAATATAGATGAACGATCAACTAATATGCAACGGTTTTCAATTAGACTTATCAAGTCGTATCGCTGTTCCTTTAAACTTCTCAATAGCAGATGTTAAGGACATAAAGAACCGTGCTAGAAAGTTCTCCAAGGAAATAGAGTTAGAAGGTACAGCAAACAATTGTGCTTTCTTTAGGTCGTTCTATAACTTCACGGTAACAGACGGTGCGGTTAACTTCGATGCAACACAAAAGACAGACGCGACACTTAAGAAGCAAGGCTTAGACATTTTCGGGAATGGTGTATTGAAGCTCAACAAGGTTACAATACTAGATGATAAGATTACATTTTATACGCACCTGTTTAGCGAGACGGTAGATTACTTTCTATTACTTTCAAATATTCGCGTATCAGAATTAGATTGGAGCGCATACGATCACACATTAAACAGGACTAACATTAAAGCGAGCTGGTTAACCGCTTCGGGGTCTGGGTACAGGTATCCACTCATTGAGCGCGGTAACGGTCGTATAGGTACGATCTGGAACACTACGGACGTTGTACCTTATGTACATCAAAAGGAGGTCATAGAGAAGATGTACGAGTACCTAGGACTTACAGTCAGCTCTACTTGGATGGAAACTACCGACATTAAAAATATGTTGTTTGGTTATGGTGGTGGTGACTATATCGAAAATAGTATCACACCTTTAGACATAGCAAACAGATTAGTAGACTTAGACAACGGTGACTTAGAATACACCGCTTCAAGCAATGTTCAATGGGGACAACAGATTGTACTAGGTGCTTGGACACCTTCGTTAACTGCAAACTTAGCAACGTTCGGAGTGTTAGATATTACAGGAACAGATTTAACCGTAACTGAAACAAGTGACGTACTAGACCAATACGATGATGGATTGTTAACAGTTCAGAAGTCAGGTAACTACAACTTTAACTTAACAGGAGATTTAGATATTAACATTGATGTAGGTACTTTAACGTTTGGATTCAAAACAGATAGTACATTGTTTTTGTTGCGTAACGGACAGTTGATTCAGTCGGTAACACTCCAAGACGCTACTACAAACCCCTCTACTCATGCTATTGACATTGATATAAATATCTATTGTCAGTCAGGAGACGAACTAAGCCTACGATTAGCAACGGGTGGGGTGAGTGTATCACGTCCAGATGCAACAGTAAACGATACTGTGAGCTACGAATTGACTACTTCAACAGATTTAGAGCTTACATTGTCCAGTATTGACGAGAATATAACGGACGGTGGTACGGTTTCGTTGTCAAAGTTCATACCTGATATGCTTTGCAGCGACTTTTTAGTAGGGTTTATACGCCAATTCAACCTTTATACGAGTGATCCTGATGATAATGGAGTGGTAGACATTAAGCCTTTTACAGAATATTACACAGGAACAGACACATTCGACGATATTTCACTAGAAGTTGACCGTGGAAAGGATATAATTATCAAGCCAATAGCCAACGAATACGGTAAAACGTTCTCTTTCAAGTTTAAAAACAACAAAGACCGTGATAATATTGTGTACTTTGAGAAGTGGGGTGAGCAATACGGGGACTATATTCACGAACAAGGATCATTCTTTGCAAAGGGAGATGAGAAAATACAGCTACCTTGGTCAACAATTGTACCTTATCAGATAGATACGGGGTTCTTAATACCTAGATACATCAGCGAAGATAACTCTGGAGCAATAAAAGGGAATAAAGGTGAAGCGCGAATCTGTATGTGGAACGGTTTAAAGGATGGTGATTGGACTTTCAGGAACACAGACGACATTACACAATGGGAAGCCTTAGACGAGTACCCATGTATCCACCATTTCAATGACTGGGAGAATCCTACCTTTGATCTTAATTTCAAATTGGTTAACGAAGTCTTTTATTCAGCTTCAATTGTAACAACTGTTAATGCTTATTCAGAGTATTACAGCGTGTTTGTGAATGAGTTAACGAACCGAGCGGGGCAGTTGGTTAATCTGTTTGTGAAGTGGGATAATTTCACAGTAAAGAATAAAGACTTTGCGCGGCTTCAAATGGTAGACGGTGCATTGTACAGATTGAACAAGATTATAGATTTTGATTACGAAGTACAGGCGGTTACTAAGATTGAGTTAGTCAAGGTCTTAAAAGCAAAGAAACGTAAAACAATACAGTTAATAGACAAAGGAACA